TATCATGGCAATATTTTCACTTAACCTATTAGAGTTAATAAATGTTTGTCTGTATTGTGATGATAGTAATGTAATTGAAAAATTTATAAAAGATATGGAGGGTTTCGAGTGATTGTATTAATTGGAAAAAGTTGTTCAGGAAAAGACAGCGTTGCAAAAATATTATGTTCTATGGGATATTCAAGAGTTGCCACTTGTACAACAAGACCTATGAGAACAGGTGAGATTGATGGTGTTGATTATTATTTTATTAGCCAGTCCGAGTTTATGAATATGATCGAAAAGGGCGATTTTGCAGAATATAGAGAATATGAAACAGAAAAAGGAATGTGGCTATATGGCAGTCGTTTAGGTGATTATAAATATGCATCTAATAAGGTCATTATTTTAACGCCTGAAGGTCTTAAAAATATTAAGAAAAAATATCCTTATTTGCCTATTGTTTCTATATATCTTGACGTATCCAATAAAGAGCTTAAAAGAAGAATGTTTGTACGTTCTAATGGCTCTGTTGAAGATATTAAAGAAAATAAACGTAGATATAAGGCTGATAAGAAAGATTTTAAGCATATAAAAAAATATGTTGATTACGTAGTTAGTAATGAATGTAGAGACGCTTATGATACCGCTCGTATCTGTAAGGAGTTAGATGAAATTGAAAAAAGAAAACATAGAAAGAATTTATTGTGGAAATCGTAATTGTCCACATATAGATTGTGTAAGACATAACAAGAACACACCATTCAATATTCAATTTCTTAGAGAAAATTATAGTTTTGATAAAAATGGTGAATGTAAATATAAATTAACCGATTGGAGTGATGCTATATAAAATTATTTGTTGATTTTGACGGAGTTATTGTAGATACAATTGCTGCAATATGTGATTTATATAATGAAGATTTTAAATATTACAGTGGTTATAAATATATTTTCCCAGAACAGATTAAGACTTGGAACTTTGAAGAACTTAACTGTGCAAGTAGGGAATATATAAATACATATTTCAATCAGCAACGATTCTTTGATAAGTTAAAATTTATGCCACAAGCTTATGAGGTGTTAAGAAAATTTGCTTTACAAGATGAAGTTACTATTGTTTCTTCTGGCTATAGTCCTAATCTCAGAGCAAAGGAAAAATGGTGTAAAGAAATTCTCCCATTTTGTCATTTCATAGGAGTTAATCTCAAAGAATATAAGAATAAGTCTCATATAGATATGAGTGGTAGCTTATTTATTGATGATTCTGCACATAATCTTGAGACTTCTAATGCAGAGATAAAGATTTGTTTTGGTGAAATTTATCCTTGGAATAAGAATTGGGATGGTAAACATTGTTGGAATTGGAATATGATTTATCAGATATATAAAGCAGAATTGGAGGATTAATTATGTTAAGAGAAACTACAAAAATTAATATGGATAATATTACTGTTGGCGGTTGTATTGAGTTATTTGAACGCAAGAATACAAGAGTAATTATTAATGATGGTAAGATTATTGGATTTGAAGAGAAATAATTAATATTAAATGAAAGGTTGATTTCTTATGGAATCGAGAAAGGAGATAAATGGGAACGTATAATAAAGAAGATATCTATATGATAACTTTAGAAGGCGTAGAACAGGGTTTATTTATAGGGGTAAGTAATAAACACTATGATGAATTATATAGGTATTATGGCTATTTAAAAGTGTTAGATAATACTGATAATGTACAAAAATCAAATGAAGATAATGGAAAAATAAATAGATTACAAAAAGAACTAGAACAAGAAAAAGCTTATTGTAAATTCTGGAAAGAACTAACTTTAAATCTTAAATCGTCATTTGAGGGACTTATAAACAAAATTGAGGAAGGAGATATAAATATTGACAAAAGTAATTAAGAGAGATTGTTCAGAGGTTGATTTTGACAAATCAAAAATCTCAACGGCAATTCTTAAAGCTATGAAGAATGGTTCAGGCATTGTAAAGTCAAAGATTGCGGATGACATTGCAAATGAGATTGAAGAAGAGTGTAAGGATAAAGAAGAAGTAAGCATCTCTGATATTGAATCAATGGTTTATGATAAATTAATTACCAAAAAGCAGAGACTTACTGCAAAAGCATATGAGGGATATAGAAGTATTCGTGAGTTTCAGAGAGAAAATGAGAATACAACAGATTCCGAGATTGATGAACTGTTAGATGGTGAAAGTGAATATTGGAATACTGAGAACTCCAATAAAAACTCAAAAGTATTAAATACTCAGCGTGATTATATGGCAGGAATTGTTAGCAAAGATATTTCTCGTAGATTTTTACTTCCACCAGAAGTTGTACAAGCGCACGATGAAGGAATTATTCATTTCCATGATATTGATTATTTTGGTATGAATGCGATGAGTAACTGCTCACTTATTAATCTCGAAGATATGCTACAGAATGGTACTTGTATTAACAAGGTAATGATTGAAAAACCACATAGATTTATTACTGCTTGTACAATCGCCACTCAGATTATTCTTGGTGTTACGTCACTTCAGTATGGAGGGGCTACAATTACACTTACACATTTAGCTCCGTTTGTAAGAGACAGTTACAATAAATACTATGAGAAATATAAGTTATGGGGATTTTCTGATGAAGATTGTAAGAGATATGCAGAAGCTGATACCAAAAAAGAAGTAGCAGATGGCGTTCAGACATTTAACTATCAGTGCAATTCTATGTCTAACTCAAATGGGCAGTCTCCTTTTTTGAGTGTATTCATGTATCTTGGAGAGACTACAGAGTATAAGAAAGAACTTGCAATGATTATTGAAGAGTTTCTTAATCAAAGATTACTTGGTCTTAAAAATGAAGTTGGCGTATATGTCACACAGGCATTTCCAAAGCTTCTCTATGTCTTAGAAGAAGATAATATTCATGAAAATTCCCCTTATTGGTATTTAACAAAACTTGCAGCTAAATGTACTGCGAAGAGAATGAATCCTGATTATATTTCAGAAAAGATGATGAAGAAATATAAAGAAGGTAACTGTTTTCCGTGTATGGGTAAGCGTAAACTACAGCCCAGGATAAACCGATTGAACCTCATTGCTTAGAGGGTGTGACTAATATAGTTGCTAACGGATAGGTCTTAGAGAGAAGAAATTCAGTGACCTAAGATGAGTACCGTGCCAAACCTATAAATAGGAAGTGTGTATCGACTAACCGTGATGAGTGTAGCGGTGTAGGATTGGAGATAAGCACCAATTCCAAGCGGTCGGCTCGTTGATGAGAGTAACGGACTCGGAGAGAATATATAGTCAGTATACATAGTGATATGTAATAAAACGTGTAGAAGTTTTCTTTCACCTTATAAAGATGAAAATGGTAATTATAAATTTTATGGACGCTTCAATCAGGGTGTTGTTACGTTAAATCTTGTGGATGTAGCATTATCATCTGAAGGCGATTATGAAAAGTTTTGGGATTTAATGGAACAGAGAACAGAACTATGTCATAAAGCATTACTTTGCAGACATAAACGATTAGAAGGAACATTATCTGATGTCGCACCTTTATTATGGCAGTACGGAGCATTTGCAAGACTTGAAAAGGGTGAGAAAATTGATAAATTACTTCACAATGGATATGCAAGTATTTCTCTTGGATATGCAGGGTTATATGAATGTGTAAAATATATGACTGGTAAATCACATATTGATTCACAGGAAGGTCACGATTTTGGTATTAAAGTAATGCAGTTTATGAACGATAAGTGTGACCAGTGGAACAAAGAACATTATATTGGATTTTCAATTTATGGATCTCCAATCGAAAACACAACGTATAAATTTGCGAAGTGTCTACAGAAACGCTTTGGAATTATTAAAGGTATTACAGATAGAAATTATATCACAAACAGTTATCATACATTTGTAAAAGAACCAATTAATGCATTTGATAAACTTGCTAAAGAATCAGAATTTCAGGCGTTATCACTTGGAGGTGCAATATCTTATGTTGAGACAGATGGATTGGTAAATAATGTAGATGCTATTTTGGAAATGAATAAATTCATCTACGACCATATCATGTATGCAGAAGAAAATACAAAGTCTGATTACTGTCAGGTTTGTGGTTATGACGGTGAAATTAAAATTATTAATGAAAGTGGCGAACTTATTTGGGAATGCCCAAATTGCCACAATAGAAATAAAGACAAGATGAATGTAGCAAGAAGGACTTGTGGATATATTGGAACTAATTACTGGGGAAAAGGACGTACTCAGGAAATTAAGGAGAGATATGTTCATATGACAGATATTGCGGAGGATTTATAATGAGATACGCACAGATTAGATCTATGGATATTTCTAACGGTGAGGGAGTTGGAGTCTCCCTCTTCGTTCAAGGATGTCCTTTTCACTGCAAAAACTGTTTTAATTCCGAGACATGGGACTTTAGTGAAGGTAAAGAGTGGACAGAAAAAACAAAAAATAAATTTATGGAACTTATTGATAGACCATATATTAAGCGAGTATCTTTCCTTGGTGGCGAATGTTTAGCAGAACAGAATCTCGATGAAGTACTAAATCTAACCCAACAAATCCGTATTTCATATCCTGAGAAAACTATCTGGTTATATACTGGATTTGAGTGGAATTCATTAATGTCAAAAATTTGTCAACCAACATTTCCAGATAAAGATTTTGAACGCATTATAGAAATTCATAAAAAGAGAAAAGAAATAATTTCAAATGTAGATGTACTCGTTGACGGAGAATATATAGATGAGCAAAAAGATCTTACGTTGAAATGGTGTGGTAGCAGAAATCAGCACGTCATAGATGTAAAACAGTCTATAGCTCAAAACAAAATGGTTTTATATTGTGATTAGGAGGTAATTACTATGTCTTATGTAGATATTGCAAATGAAGAATCATCTGATATTCAGGCTGATGGTGAAGACTATTATGTTGCATTGCGTAATCTCGAAAACAAATATGGATATGACGAAGATATTGTAACAATAATTAGAATGTGTAATCAGTGGCAAAATAGCTTTCATAAAATGCAAGGTCGCTGCAACGAATTTATTATGGCAACAACTTCATATGAGGCACGAATTAAATCTATATTAGAGAATAAAACAGAGGATGAATAATAATGACTAAAGAAGATATTAAAAAGGGCATAGTTGTATATTATGCCCGAATACTAAGACAGGTAGGAACATATGAAATAATTGAATTACTTATAAGAACAGTAGAAGATGATTACTTTGTTGGAGTTGATAAGCGTGATAAACATGTATATTTATTTTCATACAATAATCTTAATAAGTTAATATTTAGCGATAGACAAGAATGCTTAGATATTGTATTAGACAGTGAAAAGAATGCACCCAAAATAAGTAGCGAAAAAGAATATGAAGAATATTAACAAAAGGCGATGATATGATATATGAAATAAAAGATTTGACTAAAATAACAACCTATAATACTTTAGCCAAAGAGTTGAATGAAACCAATGAAGCGTTTTATGAATATGTATCTGATTATATTTTATTAAAGAAAGTAAACCCTCAAATATCGCACAATTTGTTTAGGTATGAGCGTTTTGTTCGATTTTTAAAAAGGAAATATTTTAGCAATTGCAACAATACAGAATTAATCTGTACAATTGGGCGATGTGTTTCTACAATTGAAATTTGCAAACACCAATATAATTATATATACAATGAATACAGCATAAATAATATAATCAATGAATTATTACAAGATAATAATAAGAAAAAAATAATTCTAAAAATATATAATAATCCTAATATAACCTTAATAGAATTGATTAATAATCTTGATATTATACTTGAAAATGAATCTGAAAAACATACATTAATAATGGAACATCTTAATACGTTAATAGATTTGGGTATGATAATAAATTATAACAAAAATTTATCTGCATCTTCCGTATTATCCGCATCTCCAATATTAGTACGATACATTCAGAATAATAAAGTAAAGGAGTGATTAAGTACGGCAAATTACTTATATGATAAATTTAAAGGTCAATATAGAATACGTGCCCCAATAAATCAGCTTACAAATGATTTTAATAGAAAGCTCAATGGAACATTAGAAGATATAGATTGTTACATAGATTGTCAGTTTGGCAATAAAGTATTTTATTATGGACATAACATTTTACAAGCTTACATTCCCTCTCTTGGAAGAGGACATAACATTCTTAAAAATCTTGAAGAAACGGATAAATCTCTGGTATTTGACATTGAAGAAACGGACTCTGAGATCCTGTTTAAATTCAAATATGTCAATTCTGATAAAATAATCCCACTATTAAAACCAAAAACCTCAGGCTCTCAGACAAGTCCTTTTTCGCCTAAAAATCTCCCGAAATCCGACTTTAAAATTCCAGATGATAAATTAGAAGCCTATAAACAAATCGCATCTAAAATTCCTCCTGAGAAGCTTTTAATCCTAAGTAGAATAACACATTCTTACTTGCAAACTTTGATTACAAAGAAGAACACTTGGGAGAATATTAAATCAGATATGAGGCTCAAATGTGTCAAGGGCAAAGAGTATATTTGCATGATTGGCAAATGGGAAGAGTATCTAAGATATTTAGAAAATGAAATTAAAAAAATGGAGTGAAATGTATATGAAAGAGTACATAGTTAAGCCAAAAGTAACAATTCAGAAGATAAAAAAATATGGTTTTCGATATCTAAGCGAAGGTGATTATATTCTGTCAAAGCCAATCTATTTTTATCAAAAATATCCAGTTTTATTCATAAATATGTATATTAACATAGAAGATCGAACTTTTAGGTCTGAAATAGTCGATCAAATGGGCGTTTATAGCCCCTATTATGCCAATGAAACAACGATTTCTTTAGATATGAGAAATACTATAGAAAGTAATGTAAACAAAGAGTTAAATAAATTAGTAAAAGAAGGTATATTAAAGATGAAAACATTATTAAAGACACCAGATTATTCAATTAGAGCAGTTAAGGTTAGACCAATAGTAAACATTTTATTAGATAATGGAGCACACGTTCCTACATATGGAACTGAATATGCGGCAGGTGCAGATTTATATGCAGTAATACACAATGACACTAAGACTGTTGAAATCTTACCAGGAGAAACAGTCTTCTTAGACACAGGTGTAACTATGGAAATTCCAGAAGGGTACGTTGGACTTGTTTTTGCAAGAAGTGGATTATCTTGTAAGCAAGGACTTGCACCAGCTAATAAAGTTGGTGTGATTGATGCAGACTATAGATCAAGTGTTAAAGTTGCTTTGTATAATCAGAGTAAAGAAGTAAGAACTGTCTCAGACGGAGATAGAATAGCACAGATAATAATCCAGCCAGTAACACAGTTTGAATTTAAGGAAGTAGATAAGCTGTCTGAAACTAATAGAGGCGAAGGTGGGTTTGGTTCTACTGGAAAGGCGTGATTATGAAAGAAAAAGTTCCAATTTATCAAAAACAGAACCTTACACTTGAAGAAGCTGCTGAATACTCCAATATTGGAATAAATAGATTAACTATGTTGATTAAAGAACCTACTTGTAATTTTGTATTATATGTAGGAAATAAAAGATTGATAAAAAGAAAATTATTTGATGAATTTATAGAAAATATAAATATGATTTAATGATGTTGAAATTATTACGGTTGAGTGATATTATTTAGGTGTAAGTATATCACTCAATCCTTTGTTTTAATAAAGAAATAAAGGTGATATTTTATGGACAAAAAAGATATTAAAGGAAGAGTATTAAAAGAAGGTGAAGACCAGCTAAAAGATGGTAGGTATCGTTATAGATTTACAGATAAATATGGAAAAAGAAAAGCCATATAATCGTGGAAACTTGTATCAGTAGATAAACCCCCTGCTGGGAA